CAGGCGTAACCGAGCGTGCAGGTAACCACAGGGGGGTAGGTGCCGCGTTTGACACCGGCTGCATGCTGCAGCCATGTCACACAAATGCTGCGATTGCCAGGCCCCGATGATTCGCGTGGGCAAACGGGGGCCCATCGCCAAACGTTGCAAGCCTTGCAAGCAAAAAGCAAAGCACTCCAGCAGGATGTTCTTGTGCTGCGACTGCCAGCAGCCAATCGTGGGTGCTAGCGGCAACGGGCGGCCGCCTAAAAGATGCAAGGAGTGCAAGAGAGAAGCCGAGCGAATCCGCAGTGCCAGCAAGCCCAGGACTACGTACCAGAGGCAGTGCTCGCATTGCCATAAACAGTACTCAGCGTCCAGGCTGAAGCAGCGATTCTGTAGCCCTAAGTGCAGTGCCGCAGCAACCAACAAGCGTTCCCTGATCGCCTGTCAAAACGAGTCGTGCGGCAAAGAGTTTGAGGTAACCCAAAGCGGATACGCGAATGGAGTGAGGTGTTGCTCATGGGAGTGCAGGAGCGAGCACATGAAAACCCCGCCGCGGTTGTGCCAAAAACCAGCGTGCGGCTGTGTGATAATCCGAGTGTCTGCTGGTCCTAAGGCAAGGGCGTACGGGCGAGATTCCTTAAAGTACTGCAGCTGCAGTTGCTACCTCGATCATCGATGGGGAGAAGACAGGCCAAAAAAACGGTCGTCAAAAAAGGCACTTGCTAGCGCATCCGCTGGTGCGTTGCAGACATCCCTCAGGAAAAAGTGCAAGCTCCTTGGCAGGCCATACGATCCGGAATGCAACCGCGTCGCGGTGTGCGAGCGTGACGGCTGGGTGTGCCAGATGTGTGGCATCGACTGCCTAAAGCAATGGACTTTCGACAAGGTGGAAAGGAAGATTGACGGCAGGAGTGCAGAGCACGACCACATCATCGCTCTCGCCACTCCCGGTTCACCAGGGAACGTATTCCCTAACAGCCAATGCCTGTGCCATGCGTGCAACTTCAAGAAACGCACGGCTGCCCGCGGGCAGCTTCGGCTTGACCTAGAAGGGTCGGTGCAACGATGGGTAGACGGGGGCCTCGCCCGGAGCCAACGCCGCTTAAGGTGCTCCGCGGAAACCCTGGCCGCAGGCCTGTAAACAAAAAGGAACCACAGCCATCAGCGGATGGCGTGGTCATGCCATCGCATCTTGGCGAGGTTGCCAAGGCCAAATGGAATGAAATCCTGCCTCTTCTCCAGGCCGTGAAGGTCATGACTCGCGCGGATGTGGAGGCGCTTGCTCGTTACTGCGACACCTATGAGTGGTGGATCTCCACGCGAGCGGTGCTCAAGAAAGACGGAGACACGTATCCGATCCTGAACGACGCAGGCGAGATCAAGTACATCGCGCAGCGGCCGGAAGTGAGCATCGCCCACAAGCTCGCCGCCCAGCTTCGTCAGCTAGAGAGCGACTTCGGCCTGTCGCCAGCTGCACGATCAAGCCTCAAGGTTGAGCCAGATGCCACGGAAGAAAGCGTCCTATCAAAGTTCCTTGCCCGCCGCCAGAAAGCGTGAGTGGGTCAACGGATTCACCTACGACCCATCCGACCCAGAACTGGTGATCGAGTTTCTTGAGGGTGTGTGCAAACACACCAAGGATGGGGCTACGGCAAAGGCCGGCGATCCCGTGCGGCTTCTTGAGTGGCACAAAGACGAGGTGATTCGGCCGCTCTACGGATGGAAGGACAAGGACGGAAAAAGAAGGTATCGGGTCGCCTACTTTGAGGTTCCGAAGAAGAACGCCAAGAGCACCCTGCTTTCTTGCTTGTCGATTTGGCATCTGGTGATGGAAGGCGTTGGGGAGCTCGGTTGCATTGCAGCTAAGGACAGAAACCAAGCTGCAATCATCTACGACGAAACGGCAAAGATGATTCTCGGCTCGCCTGAGCTGCGAGGGCTGCTCGAGGTGATCGACAGCAGGAAAACCATCGTCAACAGATCGAACAACAGCAGCTTGCGTGTGATTTCGCGCGACGCTGGATCCGCGGAAGGACCGTCCTATTCGTTTGTGTTCTTCGACGAGCTGCATAGCCAACCAGACAGAAAGCTATGGGAAGCTCTTAGGTACTCGGGTAGATCAAGGCCACAGCCCCTTATCTGCACGATTACGACGGCTGGCAGCGACCGGCAATCCATTTGCTGGGAGCAGCACGAATACGCCGAGCAGGTGATTGCGGACCCTGCATACGACCCGAGGTTCTACGGGCGCATCTGGGGTGCAAAGAAGGACGTTGACGACTACTTTTCGCCAGAGGTCTGGCGCAAGTGCAATCCCGGCATGGGCGTGACCATGACCGAGGAGTCCTTCGCCGCAGACGCCACGGAAGCTCGAAACAAGGCCACCAAGCTCAATGGCTGGCTAAGGTACTCGCTTGGAATCTGGACGGAAACCAGCAATCGATTCCTCGATCCAGACAAGTGGGCGGCTTGTGCTCTACCGCCGCAAGTTCCGCTTGCAGGTAGGCCATGCATCATCGGCATGGATCTCTCAAAGACAACCGACCTGTCGGCAGTCACTGCCCTGTTTCCTCACGACGACGGCACGTTCGACGTGGAATGCATGCTCTTCAGTCCACGCGACCTGATCATGGAGCGTGAAAGAACAGACCGCCAGCCGTTTCAGCACTGGGTCAATGAGGGATGGATTACAGCCACGTCAGGCAACGTCATCGATCACGCCGTAATCCGCGAATACGTGCTGGAATACGCGAAGAACCACCAGGTTCAGAGGGTGCTGATGGATATGACAGGCGCTGTGCAGCTAGGCGTCGAACTTCAAGGAGCCGGGCTTTTTGTGGAGTCTATGGGGCAGGGATTCAAGGCATTATCAAGCCCGACAAAGCTGCTAGAGAGCCTTGTGCTACAGAAGAAGATCCGGCATGCCGGGAACCCTGTTCTGTCATGGATGGCAGCTGGGGTCACGGTCGAGACCGGAGCTTTTGAGGACATTCGCCCGGTCAAGAAAAAGAGCACCTGCCGCATTGACGGGATCGTGGCTTTGATCTTTGCGTTGGGCGGATGGGAAGCAAACAGCGTGAAGAAATCCGCTGAACAAAACTGGGACATGATCATCCTATGAGCCAGACCACCGACATCAGCACAGCGTCAGAGTCGCGTGATTGGCGGATGATCGATCTCCGCGGGATCGACTGGTACCCAGACACGAAGACGCCGTCTGGCATCCGCGTCACGCCCGAGACGGCGATGCAGTGCTCGGCTTTCCTCGCGTGCGTTCGCGTGATCTCGGAGAGCGTCGCGAGCCTGCCGCTGCACCTGTTCGAACGGCAGGGCAACGACCGGGTGCGTGCGGAGTCGATCCCGCTGTACCGGCTCCTTCACACGCAGCCCAACGGCTGGCAGACGGCCCTCGAGTTCCGCGAGCAGATGACTGCCCTGTACCTCATGTACGGGCAGTCCTTCGCGGAGATCATTGGCAACTCCCGCGTTGGTGCTGTTGCCGAACTCAGGCCGCTGCATCCTGCGAACATGGTCGTGGAGCGTCTGGAGAACGGCTCTCTGCGGTACCGCTACCGGGAGCCTGACGGCTACGGCCGCGAGACGATCTACCGCCAGGACCAGATCTTCCACCTGCGGTTTCTTTCGCTCGACGGCATCAACGGGATCGTGCCGACGACCGTGTGTCGCGATGCCATCGGCCTCGCCAGGGCCCTCGAGCAACACGGCTCAAGCTACTTCGGCAACGGTGCCCGGCCGGGCGTGGTGCTTGAGTCCGACAACCCCATCCCGCCCGAGGCCGCGTCGAATCTCCGCGACGCATGGGAGCGGATGCACCGCGGTGCCGACCGGGCGTTCCGCACAGCTGTGCTTCCCAACGGCGTAAAGGCCAAGGAACTCAGCGGATCGAACGAAGCGGCCCAGTACCTGGAGACCAGGCAGTACCAGGTGATCGAGATTTGCCGGGCGTTCCGCATGCCTCCGCACATGATCCAAGACCTGACCCGCAGCACCTTTTCCAACATCGAGGTGCAGGGCACGGAGTTCGTGCAGCACTGCCTGCTTCCGCACCTGCGGCGGTGGGAGGCCGCGATCTCCCGCGATCTCATCGCCGACGACGAGCGGTACTTTGCGGAACACAACGTCAACGGCCTGCTGCGGGGCGATTCCGCGGCGCAGTCCGCTTTCGTGACGGCGATGCTTGACCGCGGCGTGTACGACATCGACGAGGCGCGTGCTTACCTCGGCATGACTCCGCTGCCAGCAGACGCTGGGAAGCTGCGACTCGTGCCGCTGAACATGCAGACGGTCGAAGCGGCCAACGCCGGGCCTCCCGAACAGCCACCGATGCCCGAGCCTGCCGTGCAGCTAGTCTCCGAGGTCGAGTCGTCGCCGGAAGACGACATCGAGGACCAGGCCGAAGACACCGAAAACGGAGCATGACCATGGACATCGAACGCCGCGACCTGGCCGTTGAGGCCGACGACGATCTGCAGATCGAGACGCGGGCCGATGGGCGTGCCGCCATCGTCGGCTACGCTGCGGTCTACAACCGTCTCTCGCTCGATCTGGGCGGCTTTCGGGAGATGATCCTGCCGGGAGCCTTCGACCGGATCCTCGGCCGCGAGCGGGGCCGCCAGGACGTTGTGGCGCTGTTCAACCACGACTCCAACATCGTTCTGGGCCGGGCATCGAGCGGAACGCTGGAGCTTTCCAGCGATGACAAGGGCCTGCGGTACGTCGTCACGCCACCGGTCAGCCGGGCCGACGTGCTCGAGCTTATCCAGCGTCGGGACGTGCGGGGCTCGTCGTTCGCGTTCACGGTCGACACCCGAGGCGAGCAGTTCGTGACCGACGACAAGGGCGGTGCCGTG